TGGAACTCTCAATCTCCTAGCCTCTTTTTATACCGGCAATCCTTCCCTGCTTGGAGCGATTGAAACCGCAAATGTGGTGGCTTCAGCAGCGACAGGAACCTTGAACATCGATGCAACGACTTCAACTGTTTGGTATTACACCACCGCAGCCACCGCCAACTGGACATTGAATTTTCGCGGCTCATCAAGCGTTGCCTTGAACACTCTTTTGGCAACAGGCAAATCGATCACTTTCGCTTTCCTCAACACTTCCGGATCGACAGCTTATTATCCAAACACCATCCAAATTGATGGCACTGGAGTCACTCCAAAGTGGCAAGGTGGCACTGCTCCAACTGCCGGAAATGCTTCAGCCGTTGATGTTTATCTTTTCAACATTGTCAAAACTGCATCAGCGACTTACACTGTCTTAGCTTCACAAACCAAGTTTGCATAATCTAGGGGGGAAATCGTGGCTCCATTATTAGCCTCGCTTGGCGATATTTCCGCCAATAGTTATGGATTTGATTCTTATCAACCTGTTTTTGGAAATTATTATTCTTTGGCAACTGCAACCGTTGATTCAAGTGGAGTTTCAAGCATAACTTTAGGAACCGGCGGAACAATTCCTCAAAATTACACTCACTTACAAATTAGAGCAATCCATCAATATGGAGTTGCTTTAGATTTGCTCAAAATCCAATTGAATGGTGATACTGGGGCAAATTATTCATCACACAAAATGTTTGGTAGTGGTTCTGGAACAGGTAATTCAGGTTCTTCGATAAATTCTACTTTTATTGATATTGGATACGTTCAATCATCCACAAGTGTTTTTGGAACTCAAATTATTGATATTTTAGATTATACAAATGTGAATAAAGCAAAAACAGTATATTCAATTGCTGGTGGAGATTTGAACGGAAGTGGGTATGTTTTTGTAAACTCCGGTGGTTGGTATGCCAACACATCAGGAGTATATTATGGAATAAATTCAATCAAACTTTATCCTGATGCTGGTTCATTTTCTCAATATACTCAATTTGCATTATATGGAGTGAAATAAATGGGTGTTACAACTTCGTCAAATATCCTTCAAACTTATAATGTGATTCAATCTGTAACTTTGACAACAAATACCACAACAGTTGTTTTGGGATCAGGTGGAACAATTCCTCAAATTTACACAGATTTGGTTTTGATTATAAATGCCGCTGAAGTTACTGGAAACAACAATGGAGTAAGATTTCAAGTTGGAAACAATTCTGTTGACACTGGATCAAATTACAGTATGACTTATTTGGGAAGCAACGGATCCAGCACTTATTCTCAACGACAATCAAATATCAGTTATTTTGACACTGCTTGGGCAATTGCACCAGGAGGAAGCATTGGAAATTATATTCAAACATCATTTTTTCCTAATTATTCAAATCCATATATAAACAAAACTTTATTGACTAAAGTAAATAATCCTTCGGGTGCAACTGAAATCAATGTTGGTTTATGGAGATCAAATTCTTCAATCAATATAATCAACATTTACACAAGTGGCGGTTCGGGCAATCCATTACTCGCAAATTCTAGTTTTACTCTTTATGGAATAAAGGCGGGATAATTATGGCAACTTCATCTTATCAATTGATTCAATCTGTTATTTTGACCACAACAAGTTCAACTATAACATTGGGATCAGGTGGAACAATTCCTGCAACTTATAATGATTTATTGATAAAAACATCTCTTAGAAGCAATGTTTCATCCGGAGTGGGAGCAAATGCTTATTTGACTTTCAATGGAACTTCAACAGGTTATTCAGAAAAACTTCTTTACAATATCAATTCCGCGATTGGTGCTGCAAGTGCAAGCAACGCTTATATTACTTGGGGATCGATGCACGATTCAAATAATAATACATCCAATACTTTTGGAATTGGTGAAATTTATATTCCAAATTATATTTCAAATACATATAAAACACTTTGCATTGGTTCAGCTTCTGAAAATAACACCGCTAATGATGCTTATATGTCTTTAGATGCAGCAATTTGGTCAAATGTAAATGCAATCACATCCATAACTTTTACAACAAGCGGAACATCTTTCGCGCCCTATTCTTCAATTTATCTTTATGGCATCAAGAATTCCTAACCTACAAGGGAGAAGCAATGACAACTGAAACACCAATGGCTTATGAAGTCTGTTTGGCTGATCACGATCACACAACAGATCCAGCTTGCACGATCGGAGCTAAAGAAATTACCCGACCATTGACTGCTGAAGAAATCGCTCAACGCGATGCTCAAGCTCAGGCATTTGCCGAAGAGCAAGCCAAGCGTGATGCAGAGGCCAAGGCCAAAGCAGATGCAAGAGCATCGGCTGAAGCAAAATTGGCTGCACAAGGTTGGACTCCGGAAGAAATCGCTTCTTTTAGAATCTAAAGGAACACTCCATTGGGAGTGTGCTGAAAATAAGGGGATGATTTGGTCATGGAATTAGTTCCAATGGATCAGATCAAAGAGCAACTTCATAACCGATACAAGACTTCCGGCTTTGCCGAGAATCTCTTTCGCAATGATTGGGCTTTGATCCTTCGCTTAGGCGTTCATCCGCAAGAGGCAACCCTGGCTGATCTTGAGCGAGTCATCCTTCGAGCTAAGACTCAATCGACTCGCGCCAATTACGCCAGCAGGTTGAAATCGGTATTTGCTACCCTCAACAAGATGAGGCTCATAAATAGTCAAATAACGGCTGATTTGCCACCTATCAAGCGCACAAGGGGAGTTCCTAAGCCAATCACACCAGCCGAATTTTTTAGGCTCTTAGAACAGGCTCCTGAGCCGTTTAGATCGTGGTTCATTCTTGGCGGTTGTGCAGGGCTTCGGGCGATGGAAGTTGCCAATGTGAGAGGCGCTGATCTCGAAGAAGGCGCTGATGGCGCGATGCTTCGGGTGCTTGGCAAAGGCGGAACCGACTTGATGATTCCAGTCGCGCCAATAGTTGCCGAAACCATCCGATCTCATAACACCTTGGATCGCTTATGGCAGATCACTCCAAACAAGCTCTCCGCAAAATCGGCTGCCGAAATGCGCCGAATACTTGGAGCCAATTCCAAGAAATTCCATTCCTTGCGACATTACTTTGCCACCTCAATGCTAGAGAAATCCGGCGGTGACTTGATGGCAGTCAAGGAATTGATGCGTCACACAACAGTGGCCACAACTCAAATTTACACTCAACTTGCTCAAGGGCGAACCAGGTCGCTCGTCAACCTCATCGAATAGGAAAATAAAAATGGCAACAACTTCTGCTCAATACACAGTCACAACATCACCAACAAAGATCATCAGCGCCGACATTGTTGCTGAAATGGCCTACATACACAGCGAAACTGCCATTGCTTATCTTGGGGGAGATAACACTGTTTCATCAACCACTGGTTACAAACTTGATGTCAATGACAAGATTTCCCTTGCCAACCATGAAGGTGAAATTTGGGCAGTTTCAGCTTCTTCTTCATCAATTTCGGTTTTGATCATCAGCAAATGAGTTTGAACAACTCTTCGGTTTTCTTTTCAACAGTTTGGGCAATTGCTGAAACTGTTGCAATCCTTATCGGTGGATTTCGTGTTTATTTCAAACTAATCAAGAAATTAGATCGCATTGAATATGCGCTTTATAATGATGGTCGAAGCGGTTTGGTTCAACAAGTTGGAGAGTTACACGATAACCAACAAGTCATCAAAACTGACATTGAAGTTATGAAAGCAAAGATGGAACACAAACCAACCAGGGCAAGGAAATCAGCATGACCGGTTCAGACATAATCAAATCCGCACAATCCAAACTTGGCACTGTTGAAAAAGGCGGAGTCGATGGCAAGTCTGGAAACATTGTTGAATTTTGGGATTGGTGGAAATCTTGCACTGGCGAGAATGACCAAGGCTCATCTTGGTGCGCGGTTTTCGTTTCGTGGTGCTTTGCTCAAAATGCAGCTTCTTCATTAGTCGCTGCAAAAAATAAATTTGGATTCATTTATTGTCCAGATGGCGTGAATTATTTCAAGAAGAAAAATCAATTGGTTGATCCGACAAAGGCGCAACCTGGCGATGTTGTATTCTTTGATTGGGAAGGCAAGGGGATTGCCGATCATGTTGGTTTGGTTGAATCAGTAGGGGCTGGATTCCTGACCACCATTGAAGGCAATACTTCCGCCGAAGGCGCTGCTGGAAGTCAGCAAAATGGGGGCGGTGTTTATCGCCGAAAGCGTTTCTTCGGTAAAACAATCATCGCAGTTGCAAGACCGGCTTGGCCGACACTAACCCCGACAAAGTAGAGGAAAACATGAAAATCGATCTCAAAAAAACAAAATCTCTTGTGGTTACTTATGGAACCATTGCGCTTCCATTCGCAACAGCAGCATTCGTCACAAATCAATCTTTGACTGTAAAAATTCTTTCAATTCTTTCAGGAACAATTGGGGTTGTTGTTCGTGATCGCAATCCAAAGGATCCATTCACAGCAAACATCCTTGCGGTTGCAAAAACCGAAATCGACTCAACCATCGCCAAGAAATCAGCTTCTAAGTAATTGAAGCAATTCCAGCGCATTAGCGACTGGGCAGCAGAGGCCTTTGGATCACCATTCTTCATGCTCTTTCACATGATTTGGTGGAGCGTTTGGATCTTGATTCCAATTGAGCCATTTCCATTTGGACTGTTGACCTTGATCGTTTCACTGGAGTCGATTCTCTTATCAGGTCTAATCTTGAATGCAACCAATCGATCCGGCGAGTTGGACAGAAAAATCATTCAGCGTGATTTAGACTTGGACAAACAGACTCATAGCGCAGTCATCCAAATCCTAGAGAAAATCAATTCGACAGAATAGGGTCAAATGACACAGGGCTTGGTTCTCAATACTGAAACCAAATTGGCAGCATTACTACTCGCCGAGGTTTCCTTCCAAAAGTATTCAAAAGTTTTCGGGCATTACCGAAACACAGCGAATTCCCATTTGGTTGGAAGGCTCGGCGAGTTTGCTGCATATATCCACCTTCAAGAAGCCAAACTTGATCCACTGCCTCATTTCCTCGACATCAACAAAGATCGAGATTGTGACATTGAATCCAAAGTTGGCCGAATTGAAGTCAAGACTTGGCGAGCTGAGTTTTGGGATGATTGGGGTAGATGCGTAAGCGTGAGCCAATATCCTTCAGTCAAGCGCAAGGCTGACTTGATTCTTTGGTGCGTGGCCAATGAGATAGAGTCAGACACACCAAAAATTGAATTCAAAGGCTGGAGCGAGGTAGCGAGCATCGAAGGCATGGAGCCGAAGATGACCGGAGCTGAAGGCCGACAAATTCACAACTATCAATTCAAAGAATCGGATTTGAACCCGATCTCTTCATTGGCGAACAGGGGAAAAGATGAACAGGGAAGAAACACTCAAGAAAGCAATTGAGTTGACAATGGGGGATCGAAATAAATCTTACGATGCCCCATTTCCAAACCATGATCGAATTGCAAAGATTTGGTCAGTTGTGCTTGGCGTTGAAGTTGATGCCACTCAAGTTGCACTTTGCATGGCTGGTTTGAAACTGGCTCGATTAGCTCACAAATATGACGATGATTCATTCATCGATGGCGCTGCTTATTTTGCGATTGCAAATGAGGTTCGGCGATGAAAGATTTGGCGATAATCGTTCCCACTAGAGGCCGACCATCGAACATTGAAGATTTGCTTTTTTCCTTGCAAGAAACCAACACCGTCAGCGATCTTTGGATCGTGCTAGATGACGATGACATTGAAGTTGATCATTACACCGAACTTGGCGCGAAGGCTCTGATATTTCCACGCGAAGGCAAGGGAATGGCTAAGCCACTCAACAAAGCAGCGATGCACCTTCTCGATCAATATCGTCATTTCGCATTCCTTGGCGATGACCACAGACCACGCACAGACAAGTGGGATGAATTCTTCATCAGAGAATTGGATCTCTTAGGCACTGGCTTGGTTTATGGCAATGACTTGCTTCAAGGAGAAAATCTGCCGACTGCCGTTGCCATGACTAAAAACATTGTTCGAGAGCTAAAGGGCATGGTTCCACCAGGGTTGATCCATTTATATTTGGACAATTTTTGGATGCAACTTGGCAAGGATCTCGGAGCGTTCTCATATCTTGGCCATGTCATTCTTGAACATTTGCATCCGATTGCTGGCAAAGCCGAATGGGATGAAGGTTACAAGGCCGTCAATGCTGAAGAGGTTTATTCAGCTGATGCCAAGGCTTTCCATGAATATATCACCGGCGATGATTATCAAAATCTACTCAAGGCGCTTCTATGAGAATGCGACTTCGAGATGCCTATTCACCACAGCAATTGGCTGATGTCTATTCCGAGCCACATCAACACGCCAAATGGCAAGATCATCGCCTTCGGGTTCAGATGACGATTGCCTTTGCTTCGTGGTTTGGCGAAGTCAATTCGGTGGCCGACTTATCGGCTGGCGATGCTGCCATCATCAACGCGATCAATGCTCGCGAAAAATATGTTGGAGATTTTGCCCCTGCCTATGATTTGGTTGGCGCTATCGATGACACCATCGATCAGATTCCGAATGTCGATCTTTTCATTTGCTCGGAAACCATTGAACATTTAGATAATCCGGAAACAACTCTCAAGAAGATTAGAGCCAAAACCAAAGCCATAATTGTGACCACGCCAAATGGCGAAAACAATGATGGCAATCCTCAGCACTATTGGGGATGGGATGCCGATGGAGTTCGAGAGCTGTTGCAAGGCGTTGGCTTCAAGCCAGTCATTTTCAATCTGCTCAAGTTTGAAGATCCTGGCCTTGTTTATGATTATCAATTTTGGGGGTGCGTGTGAACATTTTGATCACTGGCGATGCTGGTTTCGTTGGCCGACATTTTCGTCGAAAGTTCGAAGAGCAAGGCCACAAGGTAACTGGCGTTGATATTGTCAATGGAATAGATGCAAGAGATTTCTTTCGTGTTGATAATCGTTACTTCGACAAAGTTATTCATTTGGCTGCTGTTGTCGGTGGCCGTAAGTTGATCGAAGGCTCGCCATTATCTTTGGCGGTTGATCTTTCAATTGATGCCGAGATGTTTTCTTGGGCAATGCGAACCGAACCAGGTTGCATCACTTACTTCTCATCCTCGGCTGCTTATCCAACATGGATTCAAGATGGCTCAACGCCGATGAGAATGCCTGAATCACTTATTGATTTAGATATGATCCAAACTCCGGACATGACTTATGGATGGGCAAAGCTCACTGGCGAAATGCTGGCGGTTCATGCTCGCAAGGCTGGATTGACTGTTCATGTTTATCGACCATTCTCCGGATATGGCGAGGATCAAGCTCTTGATTATCCATTCCCAAGTTTCATCAAGCGTGGCAAAGATCGAGCCAATCCATTTCAAATTTGGGGCGATGGCAATCAAGTTCGCGATTTCATTCACATTGAAGATGTTGTCGATGGGGCGCTTGCCGGTTGCAATGCCGACATCGAAGTTGCCAACCTTTGCATGGGTCGGCCAACTAGCTTCAATCAATTGGCTTCGATTGTGGCGGATGCTGTTGGCTATATGCCTGACATCGAGCATCTGCCGGCTGAGCCAACTGGCGTTGCCTATCGAGTCGGCGATCCGACATTGATGAAAACCTTCTACACTCCAAAAATCTCTCTCGAAGAGGGAGTCGCTCGCGCTCTCGCTGGCTAGAAGCCGACCTCGCCTGGCTCGCCAGCCTGATAGAAAAAGACCCTCACTGCCCGACTACGGTTGGCGGTGGGGGTCTTTTTCGCTTGCCTGTGGACAACTGTGAGGCGCGACACGCCGATTGCAAATAATTGCGTGAATTTGACAGTTTATGGTTTAGGCTTATCTCAAGAGAAGGAACAAGGATCCTTCGCCAACCGAAAGGCAACAAAATGCAAACAGCAACACTTATTTACCAAGACCTAATGACATCACTTCTTTGCGCTGCATTTGAAGAAAAGAAAAATTCAAACTTTTACACAGGTCGAAAAATGATTATGAATGCAAAATCAATGTTGAATCTTGATGAAGCAGTTTTAGTTGAAGCAAACAATCGCAATTGGGAAATTGCTGAACTTGATTTATGGGTGAATTCTGATGAAGCATTTTTGGCAGTTCTAAATTGGATTTCTGATGGTGGAAATGGTTTTGCTACATTTTTTGACAACATCAAAGTTGGTGCATAAATGCTGACCATTCTAATCGTCATCGGACTAACACTTGTTTTCATGCCATTGATTCTTTGGCTAGATCGTCACTCAATTACTCAAGAAGAATTTCAATCAATCGAAGATTGGCACAATTTTCGCAAAGCATTAGGGGGCAAATAAATGGCTTGGAACATTCAGGCAATTCTTTTGATGACGATGGGCGCGCTTTGCGTTTATCTTGGAATTCACACCGAGCGAGGCGCTTGGAAAGAATCAAACAAATCTCTTCGCAGAGAAATTCAAAACAACTATCGCGAGATTGAAAACCTTCGCGAGATTATCTTTCACTATGAAAGCCGTTCAAGCCGTCACTTGAACAGTTCCCCTGCCAGGGACTCCGCTAAGCGATGAGCAAAGCGAAGGCAAAGGGAACGCTGGCTGAGTCAGCGCTCGTCAAATATCTAGTGGCAAATGGGTTTCCACTAGCCGAAAGGCGAGCGTTGACTGGGCAGTTTGATCAAGGTGATGTCACTGGAACTCCTTGCCTTGCTTGGGAAGTAAAGAATCATAAAGCCTACAAGTTTGCCGAATGGGTGAGGGAAACTGAGATCGAGCGCATCAATGCCAAAGCTGATTTTGGAATTCTCGTGGTCAAGCCAAATGGTGTTGGGAAAGCCGAAAATTTTTGGGCAGTAATGCCAGTCAAGTTTATTGTCGATTTGCTAAGAGAAGCAGGATATGGGGATGCGAAGTGATCTTTGCAGCCGTCAATTTTCCTAACTTTCCGCAAGCAAAATGCGC